TTAGCTCAGCTGGGAGAGCGTCTGCCTTACAAGCAGAATGTCAGCAGTTCGATCCTGTTAGCGCCCACCATCTTGTTGCTGTTTATAACGGGGCGTAGCTCAGTTTGGTAGAGCACCTGCCTTGGGAGCAGGGGGTCGTAGGTTCAAATCCTGTCGCTCCGACCAAATTTTTTTTGCGGGTGTAGCTCAATGGTAGAGCCCTAGCCTTCCAAGCTAGTTACGTGGGTTCGATTCCCATCACCCGCTCCATTTTATTTTGGCCCCGTAGCTCAGCTGGATAGAGCAACGGCCTTCTAAGCCGTGTGTCGAGTGTTCGAATCACTCCGGGGTCACCAGTTGAATATTTCGCGAACACCTAACCTCTATCGGGTTGGGTGTTTTTTTAGTTGGCAAATAGGAATAGTAGATCATGATGTGATCATCGAACACTTCAACACGCTGAATGAAGTCGAAGAACAGATCCAGATTCGCGCCTTCCGTCTTTGCCCTTTTTGCCAACTGCTCAAAAAAGAATTCTATCGCCGGTTCCGTGATTTCGGGACCGGTCTTTTTTAATTTCAGCTCATCTATAGCAGCCTGAAGATCCTTTACTTCCTGCTCATATTTTTTGATGTTTGCCGTAATCGTTTCCGATACAACTCCGGCTTCAATGGCCTTGACGGAGTTCGTCAAACGCTTTTCCAAGTCCGCTTTTTGCGTCCTGAGGCGTTTTTCTTCCGGGTCTGATTGTCTGTATCTCTTCTGCGCTTCCATCGCTTGGCGGGCAATTTCTGCACGGCATTCTGGCGAGTTTAAGATGCTGAGCGTTGTCTTAAATACAAGGCCGTCAAGCCATTTGACGGGGACATAGCGCCCGGCGCAAGGCGTCCGATTCTCTCTGATCTTATTGGACTTGGAAGCACATCTGTAATAGCGGTACTTTTCTCCGTTTTTTGAGGTGCCACAGACGCCAGTCATTGGAGTGCCGCAAATTCCGCAGTATATTTTCCCGGTGAGGATATAGGCCGGAGAATTCTTCCGTTTTCTTCTCTGCGTTGAGAGAATCTTCTGCACGTCTGCAAAGGTTTCCTGGCTGATAAGCGCTGGCGCGAAGTCAGGGATATCGAGCGCACCCCAGTGATAGCGGCCGGTGTATAGATCATTCTTCAGAATCCTGTTTACCATGGCATAGGAGATAGCTCGCCCATTTTCCGTTTTATATTGCTTTGCTGTCAGCATCCTGGCAATCTCTGCGCGGGTATGTCCCTGAATGACATCGACAAAAATATCTTTGATTACCGGACCGGCGACGGGATGCACGGCAAGTGTCCCGTCCTCTTTTTTGCGATACCCAAACGGCACTTCCGTTCCCGGCCACTTGTGCTCAAGAATGCTGTCCGTCATGCCCCGCTTGACTTTCTGGGCTAGCTCGGCACTGTAGTACTCCGCGTACCCTTCAAGCACGGACTCAAGGATGATGCCGCTGGGATCGTCCTTGATGTTTTCCTTGGCGGATAATACTTTCACTCCGTTTTTCTTGAGTTTCGCCTTATACGTGACAGAATCATATCTTGAACGGGAAAATCTATCGAGCGTGTAAACGACGATGTACTTGTACAGGCCCTTGGCGCTGTCCTTGATCATCTTCAAAAAATCTGGCCGGTGATCTGTGCGGGCAGATTTGGCCCGATCTACGTACACATGGATGACTTCCAGGTCATTTGCCTGGGCGAAAGCCCTGCACTCCCGGACCTGGCCTTCGATGGACTCTTCTCTCTGTTTGTCGCTGCTGAATCGAGCATAAATTACACAATTTTGCATAGCTGACTCCTTTTTGATATACTAAAAGGGCGTAAAAAGCCCTTTCGCTTGGTGGCTGTACGCTTTCCCTGTTGGTATTTGCGGTACCGGCGGGGATTTTTTTATAAAAAATCAGGGACAACATCATCCGATGTCATCCCTGCAAAACGTTTCCGTTTTTCCTTTGCCATAATTTTACGCAACAGGAAATTATTTGTCAATTAAAATGACAAAACATCGAATATCGTTTTTAAGAAGATTGAATTATTTTAAGTTCATTTGAGTTTTGGAACTGACGCCATCGTTGCCAAAAGTAATTATGGCGTTGGATCCGTCGGAGTTCATCCACGAGAACAACCTAGAACTCATACCTCCGATGGAAGATTCAGATTTCAGGATTCCATCACGTTTAAAAATTTCTTTTACCTGATCATAGTTCATACCAGTTTGGACTTTGTTGAATCCTTCCATAGTAATCTTTTCGCCGTTTTGCTTGTAAAATTTCAAACTATCCATTGCCTTGCCGACCAGTTCGCCATTCTGGAAAGTCATTGAAGCGTATGTGCTGCCTGTCTTAAATTCGTAGACCTGAGTTTTAATTCCGGCGACGTCATTTTCGTGCTGCAGTTTTCCCTCAACACCAAAGGCATCTTTTACCGCATTGTAGTCACTGCCCATCTTAAGGTCTATAAATTTCTTATAAGCCTTCATTTCTGGGCTTTCCTTCTGCTGCTGTTCCTGCTTTGTGGGAGTCCCTGTTTTACTGGTGGTCTTATTGTTGGATCCGAGTCCACCGATGGCTCCTAAGACGAGAATAGCACATACTGCAATTCCTAAAATCTTTTTCTTCTTCATAAAAATCATATCCTTTCTAAAAATATTTCTAAAATTTGGCTCTTAGCTCTACTACTTTGCCTAAGATTTTAATGGGCAGAGTAGCTATTTCTTCATTTGAGTAATAGTGCGGTTCATAAACACTCGTATTAGTTGCGATTAAAGTAATGCCATCTTTCTGTTTTTTGACACGTTTCACCGTAGCATCGTTTCCATTGATAAGGACAATTGCGATGTCTCCACTTTCGACATCATCTTGTTTTCTGACGATTACCACATCTCCTTCCACCATTCTGGGTTCCATAGACGCACCGTGAATTTTCAATGCAAAATATTCACCCATCGAATTCATTTCCGGAGTAATTTCCTCATAATCTAATACTTCCTGAATCGCATCAATAGGAATACCAGCAGCAATTCTTCCTAAGACCGGAATACGGATTCCTTTGTTCTTTGTAGCCTGTGGCTTTGCCGCCTCCTTTTCCAGATCCGAATAGTATAAATCATCAAGAGAGACATTGTATAAATTGGCGAGTTTACTGGCCACTTCAATAGAAGGGTCAGAAACACCAGATTCCCATTTTTGAACTGTAGTAAACGATTTTTTTCCTGTGTAATCAGCAATGAAGTCCTGAGAAAACCCATGTTTCAGTCGTAAATATTTCAAGTTTTTAGCTATCATTCAAGATCACACCCTTACATAAATACCGGCACAAAAAGAATATCATATATTTGATTTTATTTCAAGTAAGCTTTAAAAATTATCATGAAAACTTGAAAAAAAATAAAGTTAACTATTGACACTTGAATATTATTCAAGTAAGATAGATGCAGAGTTCAGAAAGGAGGGAGCCGAATGAAGTACACTTTGAGAGAGCTGCGCGCACGGAAAAGGAAAACTCAAAAAGAGGTTGCCTATGACATGGGCGTGTCTGTGGCTACGTATAATGCATGGGAAAAAGACCTGAAAAATGTTGCTGTCAGTAAGGTCGCAGGCTTGTGCCAGTATTACGGCATCTCTTTGAGCGAAATCGCTTTTTGACGGGCGGATATTTTTTGCCTTTTTACTTGAAAATAAATCAAGTACAAAACGAACGAAAGGAGTGATTTTATGAACCGACTGCTCAAAGAAATCAGTGACTACCTTTACGAGCACCAGGAAGAGTATCGAGCCTGGCTGAAGGAACGGGAGAGACAGCCAAAACAAACAGAAGATTGTAGAAAGGTGGGGTAAAGAAAATGACCAGCGAACGGACGAAAAAAGAGCCCTGGAACAACAGGGCCCTTATTGAGAGGAAACTCAGTCAGCAGAGATTGGAAAAATTGCTGCAGTTGTCCATCGTTTTGTCAAATGTCTCTCAGACTGCAGAAGATGAGAAAACTCTAGAACTGTACGAAGAAGCATCGGACAGTATCGATCGTCTAATTATTGCCGAGGCCAAATATCAAGAAAGGGCAATGCAATCCGATCCGTCCGAAGAAGGAGGCCGCCCATGACGATTGACGAAGTTTTCGGTTATGTGCTGACGGCCATCATGCTGTGGCTGATGTTGACGAGAGATGACTAAGGAGGTGAAAAAGTGCTGAAAAAAGCAATCATCGTATGCAGCATCGCAACCGTCGCCGCTGCCAGCTTTTTGGTTTACGATTTTGTGACCGCCCCGCAGACACCGCCGGCGCGTGATGTGGTGACCTATCATGTGGTGCAGAGCGGCGATACTCTTTGGGAGATTGCCGGACACTACATGGACTACGAAACGGGCAGTAATAGAGGGATTCTGGACTTTGAGGAAGGCATCTTATCTGAAAATCCAGGCCTCGAAGGCGGGCGATTGATCCCGGGGCAGGTCATCAAGATTCGGTACAAGGTGAAGTAAAGAAGGTGATCCAATGAACAAAAGCATGTATCTTTCCTGTGTCCAGACCGCCAGAGAGGTCTGCACGTATGAGCTGTCCCGCTATCGACGCAACCCAAGGGATCGGGAAGTCAGAAACTATTTCCAGTCAGGCGAGTTCGCGCGCTGGTTCAGCTGCAGCCCGAAGACGGTGCGCATGATAGCCTCCAAACTAGCTTTGAACGCTATCTATGACTACGTCTTGAGTCTGCCTATAAGACCAGCTAAAGAACTGCCGCATCACGTCCTTAAGACCCTAATCACGACTTTGCCGCCCATCAGATGCAAGCGCTGCGGATTTTTAATCGAAAATCCAAGCAGCGGCCACCAAAAATATTGCTCTACTTGCTCGGAGATCTTGAATCACGAGCGACAGCAGCGGAGGACGAGATGAATTTAGAAGAATGGACAAACTTCCGCGGCAATATGCGTTATCTGCGGATCAAAAAAGGCATCACGGGCACTCAAATGGCAGAATGCCTTGGGAGGACACCAGGCTTTGTGAGCTGCGTCGAGAGCGGCGCTTATACCCGCTGGCCAAAAACACAAGACATGCTGAATATCGCGAAATGTCTTGGTGTGACCATCAAAGAGATGATAAAGCCAATTCCGGCCGGGACGGTGTTGTACGTCAGCCCGGAGGAGCAAGATGTGGGCGTCGAAAATCTCGAAAAGATCCGGAGATTAAAAAAACTGACGAAGCAGGATTTTGCGGAGCTGATTGGAGTCAGCCTTAAACATTACTCCATGGTCACAACGGGCGGCAGCACCTTCAGCGTCCGGAAATGGTGGACAATCGCGGAGAACCTGAAGATGGATTTGAGCACTTTGCTAGGGAGGGAAGAAAATGACAACTTATAAAATCAGCGACGCATTCCTGGATGATGTCGATATACTGATTGCTGCTGTTCTGGATGTGAATACGCATTCCGACACGCTTGCTAATTCCGGGGTTACTATCTCCGACATGAAAAAATTCAAATACATGAAAGAAGTGGCGTACCAACTATGTGACAGGATGTCGGACGGCTTCGATGAGATCCATGACGAAAAATAAAGACCGTCAGCACTGCAATGCCAACGGTCTCATAAGGTGATAATGCGCCAACACTATCACCTCCATTTTATCACGGGAGGAAAGAAAAATGAAATTGTTGAAACTGAAGCTGGAAAACTTTAAGGGCATCCGAGACTTCACGCTGCAGGCCGATGGCTCGAGCGTCACAGTCTACGGCGACAACGGGACAGGGAAGTCCACTCTGTTCGATGCCTTCACGTGGCTGCTGTTTGGGAAAAACAGCCATGATGAAAAGGATTTCGGCATCAAAACGCTCGACGCAGATGGAAACGTGATCCCGCGCATCGATCACAGCGTTTCGGCTGTCATTGACCATGACGGTCAGCAGATTCAGCTGACCCGTACATATAAAGAGCGCTGGCGCAAGCAGCGCGGAGCAGCCGAAGCCGTCCTGGTGGGCAACACCACGGAATACAGCTACGGCCCGGCAGGTAGCCCGACGCCCATTAGCGCAAGCCAGTATGCCGAAGTCATCAGCAAGCTGATTCCGGAGAAGCTTTTTAAGCTCATTACGGATCCGACTTACTTCAATGACAAGTTGTCCTGGCAGGAGCGCCGGCAGATTGTAATGCAGCTTTGCGGCGATGTGACTGATGACGAGATTGTCAAAAGCGATGCATCCCTTGCCGAGGTGCTGCAGCTTGCGGCCGGAAGGTCCATCGATGATACAAAGAAAGGCATCCGGGCCGCCATCAGGGAGACTGGCAAGAAGAAGGACGAAATCGGGCCGAGAGTTGACGAGTGCCGCAAGGGTCTTGCTGATATCACTGTTGATGCAGTAACCAGTGCCCGGCTTTCCATGAAGACCCTGCCTGATCAGATCGCACAGCTGCAGCAGCAAAAGACGGCAGAAGCAAAGATGGATCCGTCTATCAAGGCGCGGGAAAAGCTGGCAGCCATCAATGCAAAAATCACTGAAATGAAGGCAGCGCGGCAGGAACAGGCCCAGAAGGCCAAGGCCGCACTGTCCGACGCGACAATAGCAGCAAGTCGGAAGATTGCCCAGGTAAGGATGCAACTTGATAAGCTGACCGACGAACAGGGCACCATCCAGGGCAATGTCGACAGGATCAACAAGAACCTTGATGAACTTCGTCATTCATTCGTTGATGTCCGCGGCAAGCAATTCGTGAAGTCCGAAATCGAAACGGTTTGCCCGACGTGCGGACAGGAGCTGCCGCCAGATCGGATTGAAAAGGCAAGACAGACGCTGGAACAGCAGGAAGCAGAATTCAACTCCAGTAAGGCCGAGATCCTGAAAAGAATCAACATCGAAGGCAAGGCTAAGAATGCCGAGCTTGCGAAGCTGACAGAAAGGCTGAAAGATCTTGAAGCTGAAATCACCGCCGCCATCAACAATCTCGACAAGTGCAATGCAGAGTACCTGGAGGCTGCCGACGCAGAAAACTCTTTCGAGATCCCGGCAAGCGAAGAGGAAAAGAAACTCATCCAGGAAGCCATGGAGATCAAGGCTCATGCTGACCAGCCTGTTGACACTGCAGAACTCGACCAAAAGATTGAAGCTCTTACGGCCAAGCTGGAGGCTGCAAAGGCTATCAATGCCAAGGCTGACGCCAATAACCAGCTCAATGCAAGGATCAGCGCACTCCTTAAAAGCGAGTCTGATCTTTCCGCTCATCTTATCGATCTGGAACGGCAGATGTATCTTTGTGAGCAGTTTGTTAGAGCGAAGACGGATCTTGTTGCCAGGAAGATTGCGGAGAAAATCCCGAACGTGCAATTCGTCATGTTCCGCCCGAATATCACGAATGAAGGAATAGAAGAGTGCTGCGAGACCTGCTATCACGGAGTGCCCTATCAGGACTTGAATACAGGAGCACGGCTCAATGTGGGACTCGAAATCATCAATGCATTGATTGCTGAATACAAAGTCTCTGCTCCGATCTTTGTAGATAATGCCGAAAGCATCGTGCAGCTTGTTGACACGCCTGCCCAACTGATCCGGCTGGTAGTATCCGAAGCAGATAAAAGCCTGAGAGTAGAAAAGGAGAATTAATCATGACTGAATCTAAAGAACTTACATCCAATATGAGCGAATCCTTTGTTTCTAAAATCGTGAAGGAAGGTGTCGGCAATCCCGATTTCTCCGTTACTCCGATTCAGCGCAACCTGATTCAGGGCTACTTTGTCTCAATGGATCATACGCTGACGCAACAAGGCATTCCATGGAAAGATGTAGTCGTTGACTACAAACTTGCCCAGGACCTGATGGTATGCGCCCAGATGGGCTTCGATATGCGCACTGATGGGATGCTCTACGCTGTCCCACGGAAGGACGGCAAAGCCGGTGGTAAATATAGATTCACAATCCAGAAAGGCTACATGGGCAGAGTCTTCGAGGCGATGAAATATGCTCAGGGTAAGGTGCTGAGTATTGACGTCCACTTGGTATATGAGAACGACGAATTCACGCCGCACTTCCGGGATTTTAATTATCCATATGACACGTTTGAGTACAATCCTCCGAAGAATTGCTTTGTGGATCGGGGCAAGCTGGTCGGCGGATTCGCCTATATCTCATATGAAAACGAGAAGCAGAATAAGCTGGTCGTCATGTCCAAGGCTGATATTGACAAGCGAAAGGATGTAGCAGCCAGCCAGGCTATCTGGACCAAATGGTATGAAGAGATGGCGACAAAGACGCTCTACATTGCTGCTGCTAAAGCTGTGCCAAAGGACCCGTCGAAAATCGACAGCACCTATCGGGCTGCTCAGGTGCTGGATCAGGAGCAGGCCGACGCGGAAGCACTGCAGGACATCGCCGTTAATCAGGAGACGGGCGAAGTCATCGACTTAACGGCACAGCCGCAGGCAATTCCGGAATCCACTCAGGTGGATATCCCTGCAGCCGTCAAGGTTCCTGTTGCCGAAAAGGCTGCGGCTCCGAAGGCCAAAAAGGCAGTCCAAGAAGACTTCTCTGACCTGGAATTTTAACCATGGATATCAAGACTATAGCTTCCGGATCAGGTGGGAACTTTTACGTTCTCACCGCTCCATCCGGAGCGCAGTTAATGCTTGAGTGCGGGATTCCATGGAAGGCTATCATGCGTGCCATGGATTTTGATTTCAAGTCCTGCTCCGGATGCCTGCTGTCCCATGAGCATCGGGATCACGCTGCCGCGGCAGCGCAGCTAGTCAAACATGGCATTAAGATCTATGCCAGCGCTGGGACTCTCAATGCGCTAGGTGTCGATTATGGCGTTCTGGGCCCCGCTCCGTTGCGGGAAAAGGTATGGACAAAGATTGGAGACTTCGAAGTCCTGCCCATCAAAGCAATCCACGATGCCGCGGAGCCTTTTATGTACATCATCAGGGATGCGGAAGACACGCTTCTGTTTGCGACGGACACGCAAAATATTCCATGTTGTTTTGTCGGACTGACAAAGATCATGGCTGAAGCGAACTATGACATGCAGCTCCTTTATCAGAATTACATTGATTCCGGAGACGGATGGGCAAGGAAGCGCCGGGTCATGCAGACACATATGTGCATTGACACTCTGACCATGTGGCTGATCCAGCAGCGGGCACGAGGATTTATGACAGGCCTGAAAGAGATCCATCTGATTCACCTGTCCAATGACAACGCAAATCCTGGAGAATTTATCAAGCAAGTTGAGAAATATATGGGCGTTCCGGTATATGCAGAAACGGGGTGAGACGGATGGGCAAGGAAGACGGATTTATCCGGATATACCGGTCATTACTTGATGATCCCATCTGGGCCAATTCCACTGCACCTCAGAAATCCGTGTTAATTACTCTTATGTGCATGGTCTCATGGCAGCCAAGACAGTGGGACATACTGGGAAAACCTATCATGCTGCAGCCCGGTCAATGCTTCACTTCTTTGCCGCAAATTGCCAAAAAAGCTGGTAGAGGAGTGACACCAGAAATAGTGAGAAAGGCGCTTATACGTTTCGAAAATCTCGGATTTTGCACAGTCAAGAGCACAAACAGAGGACGACTCATAACCATAGTAAAATGGCGGTTCTACCAGCTTGATGAAGAAACAGAGAACAGGCTAGAGAACAGGCAGAGAACAGGCAGAGAACAGGCAGAGAACAGGCAGAGAACAGGCAGAGAACAGGCCAATAAACAAGAAAGTAATAAGGTAAGAAGGGAAGAAAGTAATAAGGTAATAAAAACCTCCTGGGCGACGTTTTCCAAAACTACACCGCTAACCCGGAACTGCTGAAGGCACTGAATGACTGGGCAGAGGCAAGGGATGCCCTGCGGAAGCCGCTCACTGAAAGAGCCATTGAAATCAACTTAAAACGGCTCGACGAATGGGCACCGGGGAATGACGCCGAGAAGATCGCTATCATCAATGAGACCATCGGCAATGGATGCGCCGGGTTTGTCCGGCCGAGGAACCAAGGCAAGACAACAATCGAAGTCCAGGATGCGGGCGCTTTTGAGGCAATGAATGCAGCAATGAATGCAAAGATCGAGGCCGCACGAAGGGAGGCACGGAATGCCAAAGACTGATGAGAAGGAAAAGAAACATGATGACTTCCACGACGCACTTATCGAGATCGCTAAAACAAAAAGTCATCCGAACATGCAGCCGGGCGATTACATCGATAAAGACGGCCTGCTGGTATGCGGGAAATGCGGGAGACATAAGCAGGTAAGAGTCAAGATTTTTGATGACACCAAAGTTATCAACTGCGCCTGCGACTGCGAAATCAATCAGTATAACGAAGAAATAGAGGCCCGGAAGAAGCAGGAGCAGCTCATGCGGCTCTACTCCTTGCAGGATGCATGCTTCTCCAGGAAGGAAATGCGGAACTGGACATTTGAAGAAGCGGAAGGAATGGATACTCCCGTCATGCAGGCCATGAAACGCTATGCGGATGCTTTTCCACAGATGCTTAAGAAGAACCAAGGCTTGCTTTTGTGGGGAAACGTCGGCACTGGCAAGACATATGCAGCATGCTGCATCGCCAATGCGGTGATGCGTCAGGGATATGGCTGCGTTGCAACGAACTTTCCGAGGCTGATCCAGGCAATCAGCAGGACCGACAGACAGCAATGGGCGCTATCTGCGATTGATGATGCCGATCTGCTTATCCTGGATGATTTAGGGGTCGAACGCGACACGAGCTTTATGGCTGAGCAGGTCTTCCGTATCATTGACGATCGTTACCGCTGCGGGAAACCTCTGATCATCACGACAAACATTCCTTACAACGTTATCCAGTCTTGCCAGGATGACCGGATCCGCATCTATGACCGCATTATTGATATGTGCTATCCGATCCATTTCGCCGGCTTGTCCAAAAGACGAAGCGGAGACAGGCAGCTCAGGATGGCGCAGTATTTAGGAGTTTAGGAGGATTAAGAAATGGAAAACAACGAAGAATTAGAAATCATCGACGAGAAATTCAAGGAAGTCAGACAGCTTCTCGGGAAAATCTGCGAAGCCTGGGAACAAGAATATGGGGATAAGGAAGCAGATCAGGCCGAAAAACCGGAAACAGATTCCATCCATCACCCGGATCACTACACGTGGAAGGGAATAGAGTGCAAAGAAATCATCGAAGCTATGACAGAAGGCCTGAACGGGATCGAAGCATACTATATGGGCAATATCATCAAATATCTGTACCGATATCCTAAAAAAGGCACACTGGTCCAGGACCTTAAAAAGGCAGCGCAGTATGTCGAATTCCTGCTGGAACATTTCGAAGGGGAGAAAAACCATGATTAAAGTTGAAAACACTGCCGCATTTGGATTCTCCGCAGCGATCCGGGGGATGCGGAACCCGCTGGCGAGCTGGGACAAGTCAGACAGCTACAGGGACGAGAATGGCGAATTTGTGGTAGGTGAAGCTGACTTGGCGCTGATGTGCAAGCTCTGCCAGGCCGGCCCTGAGCATCGCAAGTTCATGCGGCAGATCGTCGTGAGCATGGACATCACCGCCCCGCTTTACTGGTGGAAAGAATACGATACGTACAAGGTGGGGACAGTGGCCGACTCCTGTTCCACGATGCACACGATACATAAGCGGGAATTCACGCTTGACGACTTCAGCACTGATCATCTGACGGAATCAAGCAAAGTTGCTCTGGAATCGCTCATTGGCCGGCTGAATCAGTATAGACAGCTGTTTTTGGACACTAAAGATAAAGACTACTGGTGGCAGCTGATCCAGCTCCTGCCCAGCAGCTACAACCAAAAAAGAACCGTGACTTTCAACTACGAAAATGCATTCTCCATGATCCACCAACGGACCGGCCACAAGCTCGACGAATGGAGGGTGTTTGTGGAAGAGCTGAAAGGTCTGCCGTTCATGAAAGAACTAATCGGAGGAGAAGAATGAGAATGAAAGTATATAGGCGGCAAATCATGCAAGACATGGGCGGCTATAGAGTCGTAACTCTTGAATTCCGTGGCTGCGGCTGCAATCCGTGCCAATATGCAGAAGGAGAAACAAACCATGACGAGGAATGAGGCGGCCGATAAGGCAAGGAGAATTGCTGAAAACCTCTGCGGATATGCCGCAGATTTTTATGGGCTGGAGCGACGTATCAAAAACGGCAAAAGTGACGCCAGTGATGTGACATATGAGCTTGAAGCCCTGATTGATGAACTTGAGTCATTGATTGATGAATTGCAGGGAACCTTAAAAGAATTGGAGTGAAAAATAATGAATAAGATCATCTTGTTAGGCCGCTTGGTCAAGGATCCGGAAGTGCGGGTCACGACTACCGACAAAACTGTCTGCACCTTTACCCTGGCAGTTGACCGGCCATTTACGGCAAAGAACGGTCAGCGCGAAGCGGATTTTATCAACATCGTCACCTGGAATAAAACCGCTGAATTATGTGGGAACAGTTTGACCAAGGGACAAAGAGCCCTGGTGGAAGGCCGCCTGCAGATCCGCACGTTCGACGGCAAGGACGGGAATCGTCATTATTACACGGAAGTCATCGCCGACCATGTTGAATTCATTGAACGGAAGGGTTCCGGCACTCCTGCCGCGGCAGCACCGGAACAGGGAGCCATGGAAAGCTTCGGAACTACTGTAGGATTTGATGAAGAGGTACCATTTTGAGGAGGGAAATGGAATGCGGATTGTAACGAAAAAACAACCTGAGTCAGCAATCTTGAAAGCAGTCCGGACAGCTCTCACTCTGGACGGCTGGGACGTGACGCGGCATCAGCAGGGGCTGGGATGCCGGAAAGGTTTTCCGGATCTCACGGCGCTCAAGGATGGAAAGACACTGTATATCGAAATCAAGACGGCAACGGGCAAGCAGTCGCAATGGCAAATTGAGTTCCAGGAGACCTGTGAGGCGCACGGCGGGACGTACATTTTGGCACGCTCCGTAAAAGACGTGCAGCCGTGGCTCACACGGGTGAGACCGCTGTTCTAGGAGGGGCAGACATGAAGAATCTTATCACGATACGCGAGATTACACAGATCGATGTCCAGGATGGGAAAATCGGGGTTGCCTTTGCTGACTCGGACTTGAATGAGTATAAGGTCAGTTATGCGGAAATGCCACATCCAGATTTTTATAAAGCTTGGCAGCGGGTGCAGGATTTGCTTGTGGTTAGACTAAATATCAGGCAGCGCGAGGAGGACGACAAACTTATCCTGCAAACTGTTAAAAGAGCATATAAGAAACACTGCTTTTTCATTACAGCAAAATTTCGGGTTGATCCTCTTATCACGAATGCAGCAGATATGGAGTTTGCAGCAAAATCGATACCGGAAGATACGGGCTTGGAAGCGGCCATTGGAAATCTGTTCAGCGAAACCGAAAGTTACATCAATGGCTTTAAGCAGGCTCAGACGGAGCTTTTCCCGGAACCGAAAAATGGAGATGCTGCTACGCTGAAAGTCATGTAAGGAGGGATGCTGCATGGACGAGCAGATCCCAGGGATGAACCGCAGTGACCTGAAACGAATCAAGGGCATGCCTCTGTCGGAATTTAAATGCTGGTTGCTTGAGTACACAGACGTTATATATAAGCAAGGCATAGCCTACTGCTGTGACGCCATCCATGCAGAGTTCGGATTTGGCAGGAATCGGCTGCAGCGGCTTATAGAGCGGCTCAATCGAAAATGAATCTTATGGTGAGGAGGGACTCCGGTGAATCTGGCCAAGCTGTTTTTTCATGCACTCTTACAAAAAGATAGGGAGCTTAAAAGAAAACTGGAAGAACTGGACACAGTGCATGCAGCGCTATACAGCATCGGAGGTGTTGACTACGCAAAGGACAGAGTGGACGGCGGAGTGCCAAGGGACATGGCAGACAAGATGAGCCGGCTGATGCAGATTCAGGCGGAGGCTGATGCCCAGCAGGATGCAGTGATTGCTATGAGAGATACAGCCGAAAGTATCATCAAGCTGCTTCCGGACCAACAGCAGCGGAGCCTCCTGTGGGAGCGGTACATCCTTGGCTTCACGTGGGAACGAGTAGCCAGCAACATCCATCAGTCACTGCGATGGGTGCACCGCTTAGAAGTAAGAGCATTCCGCGAGCTCAACAATTCTCACGAGGAAATTTTAAAAGAAGCCACCTCAAGCCACCTCAGGCCACTATAAGCCACTATGCCTTATATGATATGATTAAGCTGTCAAAAACGGGGGCGAATCCAAGGGGAGGGTTCCAATCTCCTTACCTCTCTGGATCGCCTCTCGCATTGGCGACCTCTTAGACCGATTCTCAATTTGGGAATCGGTTTTTGTTTTGACGGGAGTGTGAAACCCCTATGCTTATATCTTGCCCCTACTGTGGCCGAATGCACCCCGCGGGGTACGTTTGTCCGAAGAAGCCAAAGCACAAATGGTATCGAAAGGAAAGAGGACAGAACGAAAGGTTCAGGAGTTCAGCAGCATGGCAACGCAAGAGAGTAGATATTCTGCAGCGCGATCATTATCTTTGCCGCATCTGTTTGGAGGATGAACACAGACTTAATAACAATGACATTCAGATCCATCACATCACGCCACTGGACAGGGACTTCAGTCAGAGGCTTGACGACAACAATCTGATTTCATTGTGTTCAAGGCATCATGACGAAGCTGAGCACGGAATTATTCCGGCTGACCGTCTCCGTCAGCTGGCGAAAGTATCCCCCCGGCTTCCGGATTCGGAAGAGACGGCCAGGCCCTAGACCGTACTGCCCTACCTCAAAACACACCAATTTCAATTCCACATGCTTTTTTTGGAACGAGTTAAACGCGATTTAAGAAGAAAAAATCAGGGGCCTATACCAACTATAGGGAGAGGGGAGAAAGCCTCTGAAAATCGCACCGGGAACGCCGCAGGAAGGCACAAGGCCCATTACAGGAGTGTTGGATATGCCAAACTATAAAATCACCCAAACAAAACTAAATAGAATGGCGAAAGACCTCCTTGAAACGGCGGAGGCATATGGACTGACAGATAACTATTTGTTCATGACCACATTCCGCAGGTATACCACCCAGGTTGCGCTTGCGGAAGAACTGCAGAAGAGCCTGGAAAAGGATGGTGTCCTGGTTACTAAGGAATATGTCAAGGGACGGGCGAATATCTACACTCACCCGGGAATCAATGCCTACAATCGTGTAACGGACAGTGCCAACAAAACTGCCCAGGCTCTGAACAAGATGCTGGAAGACGCCAGAAGCAAGAAAGAGGCGGATCCTAAAACAAAGGCCATGCAGGATCCTCTGCTGAAGGCTCTCAAAGGCTGATGCTGCATGCCTAGTGCCTATATCAAAAACCATCCAGCATACAAATATGCGGAAGCCATTATTTCCGGAGACTTCAGCAGCATGGCCCTGATTCCGGAAGTGAAAGGCATCTACAAGCCTCCTGTCTATGTGGTCAAGCAATGCCAGGACTTTTTGAATGTGGCAGACGGGAAAAACCAGAATTTCTGCATCAATGAGCACAAATGCAGACAGATAGATGGGCTCCTGAAGCTTTTAATCATGCCTAGGGGCCTGCAGTTCGGGAAAACCCTGTATGAATGTACCGTAAATTATCAATGGTTGTTCTATGTGGCGGTATTGGCAGAAGTTTACCGCACAGACCCGGAAAAGCGGCGCTATGAGAGGGCTGTCCTGGAAATCTGCCGGAAAAACTTCAAGACCTACACGGTGGCCACCATCTTCATCATTTTATTCCTGACGGAGCCGCCTTTTTCTCAATTTTTCTCCGTTGCACCGGACCGGCAGCTGTCTAAAGAAGTGAAAGAAGCCATCCAGAACACGCTGTCCGTATCTCCCCTGGTCTACTATGACATGCATGGCCTGAAAAGGTTCAAGCTTCTGCGTGACTGTATCAAGTGCACGCTGACGCAGACGACCTACACGCCTCTTGCTTATGCGGCAAACCGCTTTGATGGGCGTTTGCCGAACGTATTTCTGGCAGACGAAGTCGGGGCACTGCCAAACAACAGCGCCATCGAAGCCATGGCATCCGGACAGCTGAACATCAAGAATAAGCTGGGATGCATCATTTCTACCAAATATCCGAAAGTGAATAACCCATTTGAAGCAGAAGTCGCTTATTCGAAGCGTGTCCTGGATGGACAAGTGGAGGATCAGGCGACTTTTGCATTGCTGTACGAACCAGATCCGGATATTGCCAAAGAATGGATCACCAATCCCCTGGCCATGGCCCAGGGGAACCCGGCAGGTATAGAGATTCAGGAAATCTGGGATGATTTGAAGAAAAAACATGCCCGGGCGCTGAACATTGAATCGGTTAAAACCAATTTTCTGACGAAGCACTGCAATATCATGGCTTCCGGGACCTATGACGGGGAAGCCTACATCTCCCTGGATGATCTGCAGAGGGGAAAGGTCAAGAGCATCGACCTGCATGGCCGTGATGTCCATGTGGGTGTGGACCTTTCCATGACAAACGACAACACGGCGGTCAGCCTTGTGGCCTACGATGCCAAAACAGAGGCAGTTGACTGCATACCCATGGTGTTCGTTCCGGCGGACAGAGTCGAGGAAAAAACCAGGTCGGAAAGGGTTCCCTATGCCGAATACATCAATGCTGGCTATGTGGTGCCCTGTGGAGACCGGACCATTGATTACAAGGTGGTTGAAGATTACGTGTTCAGCCTGGAAGAAAGGTATGGCTGCAAGGTCAAGGCCCTGGGCTTCGACCGGTACAACTGCCTAAGCTCTGCCCAGAAATGGGAGGATGGGGGCATTGAGACAGTGGAAGTGAAACAGCATTCCAGTGTGCTGCATTCCCCCACCAAATGGCTGGCTGAGCTCATTGCAGACGGGAAATTCCACTATGAATCCGCCAATAAAATGGTGGAAATCAACTTTGAAAACGCCAAATGCGTATATGACACGAACATGAACCGATACGTGAACAAGAAAAAGAGTAATGGCAAGATCGATATTGTGGCGGCCACCATAAACGCCATGTATCTGCTGGAACAGGACGTGAAGCTCAATACACCCATGACCTGGGGAGCTCAGTTCTGAAAAGGAGGTGAAATTAGTGGGATTGCTCAATTTTTTAGGCTTTAAAAGAGAAAAAAGGTCTCTGGAAAACCCGGCGGAAACTCCGGAGGGGCTGGCAGATCTGCTGCTGAGCGGCACCGATATGCAAGCATCCAGGGAAGAGGCACTGACCCTGCCAGCTGTGACGGCCTGCCTGCAGTTCATCACGGGGGCTGTCTCCGGTATGCCGGTCAGACTCTACCGGAGAATGGGAAACGGCGGGAAAGAAGAGATTGAAGACTATCGGACCCAGCTACTGAACCGGGAAACCGGGGACACCCTGGATGCAGTTCAGTTCAAGCGGGCCATGGTCACGGATTATCTGCTGGACGGGGCTGGCTATGCCTTCGTGAACTGGCAGCGAAACAAGATCAAGTCTGTCCATTATGTGGCCTTCGACAATGTTTCCGCACTGACCAATGCGGATCCGGTGTTCAAAGAAGTAAACTACTGGGTCAATGGCCAGCGGTACGATGATTACCAGGTACTCCGGATCCTGCGGGACAGCGATGACGGAATGGAAGGTCATGGCATCTTAAAAGAGAACCAGGCTCTGTTTTCCACCATGTTCAAGACTCTTCGGTATGAGCACAGCACCATTGGATCCGGGGCAAAGCGGGGGTTTTTGAAGTCCAGCAAGCACCTGGATGCGGGAATCCTCCGTTCTCTGCGGCTGGCCTGGGCAAAACTGTTCTCCGGGGACAATAGTGTGGTAGTGCTCAATGACGGGCTGGATTTCCAGGAAATAGGCACCACAGCAACAGAAAACCAGCTGGTGGACAACAAAACCCTGAACAATAACTCTGTTTATGCCATCTTCGGGATTCCAACAGGGCTTTTCAGCGAAAATCCGACGTCTGAAACCTATTTACAGGCCATTCGGACGGCGGTGCTGCCGGTGGCCAGGGCCATTGAAAATGCCCTGAATAAATTCATGCTGCTGGAATCTGAGAAAGGAAGCCTATTTTTCACCCTGGACAGCAGTGCCATTACCGAAGCCGACACCATGACGCGGTATCAGTGCTATGAAATTGGCCTGAAAAACTCCTGGCTCACGGTGGATGACATCCGCAAGAAGGAAAATATGCTGCCTGTTGGCATGGATTCCATCAAGCTGGGCCTTGATGCAGTATTGTATGACCCAAAATCCGGGGAAATCTACACTCCGAATACCGGCGTGAAGGCAAACATCAATGAGGCTGCTGAAACGCCTCCAAAAGCCAGCAACTTGAAAGGAGGTGGTAATGGTGAAAGTGGAAATCCGCAGTGACAACACTGCAGTCATTGAAGGATATGTGAATGCAGTCGAAAGAATGTCCAGAATCTTGCACGATTATGACGGAAAACAGTTCCGGGAAGTAGTCAAGACTGGCACTTTCGCGAAAGCGATTGCCGCAAACCCCCATGTAAAACTGTACTTTAATCACGAAAGAGCCATAGGCGGCATGGATGACGGCACACTGGAACTGAAAGAGGACAATATTGGTCTCTATGCACGGGCCCTTGTCAATGATCCGGAAATTGTGCGGGAAGGCCGTGCCGGAAACCTATCCGGCTGGTCCTTTGGCTTTTGGATCAACCCCAACGGGGAAGAATGGCGGGACGATGAACAGAATGGCCGCATCCGTGAGCTGACTGATATCAGCCTGGATGAAGTTTCCATCCTCGATGTGACTCCGGCCTACTATGCTACATCCATCAATACCCGAGATGAAAAGGCAGCCTTAAAGGAAATCCGTGTGGCAGATGACAAACCGGATAAGGTCAATGACATCTACGGAGCTTTGGAGCGGAAAAAGAGACAAATCGAAATTTTAAAGCTGGGTAAAGAATAAGGAGGACAATCATGAACCTGAAGAAACTCATTGAAAAGCGTAATGCCCTGGTTGACAAGCTGAATGAAATCGTCAAGAAGGCCGAAGAAGAAACCCGTGCCATGACGGAGGACGAAAACAAGGAATTTGACCAGATTACTGCTGAAATCCGTGACCTGGATGCCACCATCAAAAAGATCAGAGCGTCCATGTCCATCAACAAGGATGAAGAACCTGCAGATCCCACTGCAGCCAAGGCTGAAAAGAACGAAGAACGGGCTTTTGCCGCTTATATCCGCGGGAACCTGGAAGAATGCCGTGCTGAAGGCGGCATGACCAAAACCGACAACGGCGCTGTGATCCCCAAGACCATTGCCAGAAAGATCATCGAACTGGTCAAAGATATCTGCCCGATCTATGCCATGGCTACCAAATTCAACGTGAAAGGCGATCTGGTTTTCCCGAAGTTTGACAAAGACAAAGGGCCTTCTGCCAGCTATGCGGAAGAATTTACTGCCCTGACTTCTAAATCTGGGTCCTTCACTGGCATTACTCTGAGTGGTTACCTGGTTGGTGCCCTCACGAAGGTATCTGTGTCCCTGATCAACAACACTGAATTCGATCTGACCGCCTATGTGGTCAACAAAATCGCAGAAGCAATTGCTGAATTTCTGGAAGGCCAGCTGCTGGCCGGAACTGACGGGAAAATGACCGGCCTGAAATCCTGTGCCCAGGAAGTTACTTCTGCTGCTGCCACTGCCATTACTTCTGATGAACTGATTGACCTGCAGATGAAAGTTAAGCAGAGATTCCAGGGCGCTTGTTCCTGGATCATGAGCAATAATACCTTTAAAGCCATTCGAAAGCTGAAGAATGCTGAAGGCGACTATCTGATGAATCGTGATCTGACCAATGAATTCTCCTGGAATCTGCTGGGCAAGAAGGTATATGTATCTGATGCCATGCCTGACATTGCTGGTGGAGCCGTGCCTATCTTCTACGGTGATTTCTCTGGGTTGTACGTTAAGCTTGCCGAAGATGTAAATGTCCAGGTGCTCAAAGAACGCTATGCTGAAGAACACGTCGTTGGCGTCATTGCCTGGGCGGAAATCGACAGCAAGATTGTTGAAGAGCAGAAAATTGCGAAACTGACGATGAAAGCCGCATAAGGATGGTGATCCGTCATGAAAATCAAAGCATTACTGAGCTTCACCGGGGCAGTAACCATGTATCCAGGTGAAGAGAGAACGGTAAGCAATGAGACCGGCCAGGACCTTGTCGAGGCCGGTCTTGCTATCAGTATTGATGAACCAGAAGCAGCGGACCTTAAAGCAGAAGGCAAGCCTCCAAAGGAGAAAAAAACCGTAAAGGAGGCATAACCTATGAAAGTATCGGAATTGACCGTTGATTTTCTGCAGGAATACGTTCGGGCGGATGGCAGCGCCGCTATGATGCTGAAGCCGATGCTTACAGCTGCCATATCTTATGCCATGGCCTACACGGGACTCACGGCTTCCCAGTTGGACGACTACGAAGACATCACGCTGGCAGTCATGGCCCTGGTTGCGGATATGTATGACGTTCGTCAGTATACGGTTACCAATGCAGAAGTGAATCCAACGGTGAAATCTATCCTTGACCAGCACAGCTATACGGGGCTGGAGGGAGGAATTGACTATGTATCGGAAAGCAGCACCTAATCTGGCATCCATCCTGAATCGAAAGATTGAAATCTATAAGCCGGTCCAGGGAGATGAAAATGAACTGGGGCAGAGGGAAATCGCTGAACAGTTGGTTGATACGGTCTATGCATCTATCGTGCCTCAGACTGGTTCTATGCTACATGGCCGTGCAGCCGATACGGTTCTTACCAGAGTCACGCACAAATTCATTGTCCGGTATCGTTCTGATCTCACGACTGATATGTACATCAGATACGGAGGGCAGCGATTCGACATAATTTACCTGTTGGATCCATATGCCAATCATGACCGTCTGGAAATCTTTACAGAGGGAGTGATCCAATGATTACAATGCATTTTGACCTTAGCGAACTGACTAAGCTGAGCGATGACATGCTAGCAGCGGCCAAAGAGAAATTTCCCAGGAAGACGAAGGCATTCATGGGCCGGGCCGGGAACCGAATGAGGGCAAAAGCCAGGGCTGCATATAAAGCAGATATCAAACATTCCAAAACGGGCAACCTTGTACGGAGTCTTTCCCGCGGGCGGCCTTATATCTACGGGAAAGATGAATACTCTGTGCGTGTCATCAACAAGGCCCCCCATGCCCATCTGTTTGAACATGGGCATGTTCTCTGGGCTCACCTGCCCGGTGCAAAGCATGCTGTTAAAACAGAAAGAATGGTGAAAGGGCGGCACACCATGGCTCATGCGGAAAAAGCCTTCCAGGGAGAATATGAAGGGATGGTTGACCAGTTTGTTGACCAGCTCCTGGAGGAAGGAGAAATCTTATGAGCTTAGTTACTCCGGCGGAAGTCATTGCCAGATTCACCAGGGTACTGCAGGGGGCTTTCCCTGATGTTCCAGTGCAGAACACAGACATCACGGAAGGCTTCCAGCGGCCCTGCTTCTTCCTCGATTTAGAGGGCATTGATACGGACCGTGTAGGAACTTACTACGAAGACGGGCTTTCTTTCCGGCTGTACTATTTTGCAGCCGATACTTACAAAGGCTTCCTGGACCTGCTGAAGAAAAGGGACGCCATCATCAAGCTGCTGCAGGATACTACCAGACTGGATCCGGATGAAGAATCCGAAAAATACGGATTTGTAGTCCAGGCAGATGACGGGATCCAGAGCGACATCAATCAGACTGACAAGGTTCTGCAGATCGCTTTCACAGTTGACCTTGTGCAGGAAGATGACCGGCTGCCGGATGCAGAGCTCATTGAGAATTTGGAATTCAACCCGACTTCTGTGCCATCTACAGATACGGGACGATCTGATGAAGAGTCTTCTGAATCTGAGGAAGAGGAAGAAGACAAGACCTACAACGTGGATGAATTATAAAAGGAGTGAAATAGATGGGACTGCCTACTATTGAGGTTACGTTCAAACAGCTCGCTGTTTCTGCCATCAAGCGTTCTGAGCGCGGCATTGCGGCCATCATCATCCGTGATGATACGCTGGGTGAGACGGCCATCACCAAAAAGACCTACAGATCCAGCATGGATCTGGAATCCAAAGACTACACCGAAGCCAACCTGAAAATCCTTGAGAGATGTTTCCTGGTGGCCGTGAACAAGGTGGTAGTTATCTCCCTGCCGACTAAGGGAGAATTCAAGGATGCCCTGAAAGTCCTGGATAAAATCAAGTACAACTATGTGTGCACTACGGATGCCGGCTCTCAGCAGGCCCTGGCGAGCTATGTGGTTGACTACAATGCCACCACCAAAGGCAAGATGAAACATACTGTGGCCATCGTTTACGATGCCACCACTGCAGACAGCATGTATGTCATCAACGTCAAGAATGCTACGGTCACCGAAATCCAGACTGCCAGTGACGGCACGAAGAAAGATGTTATCGTGCCAATGAATGAATATCTGCCCAGACTGTGCGCCATCCTGGCCAATCTGCCCATGAACCGGGCATGTACTTCCTATGTGCTGGAAGACCTGTCCGACTGTGCAGATGTGGCCACCGATGAAATTGACCTGGACGGTTGGATTGACAAAGGCTACTTCTGCCTGTGCGTTGATGATGATGAAGTCAAGATTGCCAGAGGCGTGAACAGCCTGACCACCTTTACTTCCACCGAAACGGAAGACATGAGCCACATCATCATTGTGGAAAGCATGAACCTGATTATTGAAGATATTTCCACTGTATTCAAAAAGAAGTACCAGGGTAAATACAAGAACTACCTGTCCAATCAGAAACTGTTCATTGATGCCGTGGACGCCTATTTCAATGAACTGGAATCCGAAGAAATTCTGGATCCGGATTATACCGGTAATGATGATGCAGGTACTACTGGGAATGAAGCCTATATTAATGTGGAAGCACAGAGAAATGCCTGGCTGTCTGTTGGCAAGACTGCTGCCAAAGACTGGACGGATGATAAGGTCCGGAGCATGGCATTCAAAACCACGGTCTTCCTGGCTGGCACTGTGAAGATTCTGGACGCCATCGAAGATCTGAAGTTCGTCATTACCATGGAATAAGGAGATGGCATAGATGAATAAAGGTGTAACTAACAAAATCATTCGTGGCACCAATGGCCGGCTTTGGGTTAATGACAAGCTGATGGCCAATGTGAAAAAATTCGAGTGTAAAATCAAACTGAAGTATGAAGATATTGATGAAAATGGCAATCCCATTCAGCAGCGCCGCTTTACCGGTGCTTCCATTGAAGGGACCATGGTCCTGCACAAGGTTGATTCCTATGCACTGAAGTTGATTAAAGACGGCGTGAAGACCATGAACATGCCGGACATCAACATGGTTTCCAGCGTTTCCGATCCGTCTGTGACCGGCATGGAACGTGTGAAGCTTTCGAATGTAACGTTCGATGAGACTGATCTGGCCAGCTTTGAAAATGCCAAAGTCGGGGAGGAATCCATTCCTTTCAGGGCCGGCGGCTATGAAGACACTGACACCATCGATGACTTTAACTAATGACCAGGCGGGCGGAAAACCCGCCTTTTATTTTGGAGGATAGCGATGACTGCGAAAAAAGCGACTCTTGAAGAGCTTCTGAAAAGAAAGCTGCAGAGCGAAAACGATAGAAATGCCTTCTTTCCCATTGAAAGCAAGGAAGCCGGGCTGACTTTTATGGTGCAGAAACTGCCCATTGAGAAGGTTATTGATATGCTGGATGACTTCAAAGTGGTCAACGGGTCTACATCCACTAAGGAAAACTTTGAAGGGGCTGTCCGGATCATCTATGACTCCGTCCCCATGCTGCATGACGAAAAACTCCGTAAGGGGCTGGCAGAACCCTATGATGTAGTGCCGCTGGTATTTGGTGACAACATCGGCGCCATTGTAACCTTTGCTCAGGAAATCATTGAAAAGTTCTATGTTGGTGCTGCAAGCGTTGCCGAAGAAATAAAAAACTGATGAAGCGTGACCACGATCTGCTTACCATACGTTATTACATCGAACGTGGTCACAGCATTCATGACCTTGAATCTCTGACTCCGACAGAATGGCTTTTCTACCAGCTCCATTTTGACCTGATGGCAGAAGCACAGAGCCAGATGAAAGGAGGGTAAGGTATATGGCAAGAGGAATCAACGTCCTGTTGACATTGATTGACAAATTTTCAGAGCCGATGAAGAAGGCTGCCGGAGAAACCAAGAAGGCCACGAGACAGATCCGGAATGCCCAGAATATGGTAAATAAATTTGCCGGAGATGCGAACCAGAAGTTCCTGTCTTTAGCTGGATCTGTGGCAAAGATCGGATTGGGCATTGCGGCAGTTGGGGCTGGCCTGGCTGTAGCTGGCATCAAGAGCTTTGCGGATGAAGCCATTGAAAAGGCTAATGCCCAGGTGGCTGCTGAAACGAAGCTGGTCACTATCCTGGGAGATGTAAAGGCAATCCAGGAACAGGGTGCCGGAGCAGCTGAACGGGCAGCAAAGGCCTTGGGAGCCTATGCCTCCCAGCTTCAGACAGTTGGTGTTGTAGGCGATGAAGTGACCCTGGCCGGTATGGCCCAGTTGGGCACTTTCCAGATGACGGAAGACCAAATCAAGACTGTATCTGCAGGTATGCTTGACCTGCTGGTCAACCAGAAGGGCCTCAATGCCACCCAGGAAGATGCCGTAAATGTGGCCAACATGATTGGTAAGGTCATGATGGGCAATGTTGGGGCACTGCAGAGAGTAGGTATTTCCCTGGACGATTACCAGAAAAACATTATCAAGACCGGCACGGCAGACGAAAGGGCTGCCATGATCGCGGAAGTCCTTGCTCAGAATGTGGGCGGCGTCAATGAAGCCATGAGAAAGACGGATGCAGGCCAGGCCGCAGCCATTATGAATGACTACGGTGACATGCAGGAAGAAGTTGGGAAACGGCTGAACAAAGTCAGAACCGGCATCATGACTGCATTCGCAGGGCTGATTACTCCGTTGGGCAATGCCCTGGCTCCCATCATGGACCAGCTGGTGGCTAAAGTGGATGCAGCACTGCCATCTATTCAGGCATTTGCAACCAATCTGGCTGCGGCTCTCCCTGGCATCATTGAGAGTGTCGGGAATGGCATCAGCTTCCTGGTGCAGCACTTCCAGGACTTCATAGCGATTGCCAAAACCATTGGCCCTGTGATTGCAGGCATTGCCACTGGCTTTGCCGCCTTCAATGTGATTAATGGTGTAATCAGCAAGATCCAGATGCTCCGGACCCTGTTCACGGGGATCCAGCTGGCCGGTGGTGTGGCTCAATTCGCCGCACTGCTGAACCCAATCGGACTGCTGGCGGCTGCCATTGGTGTCCTGGCTGTAGCTTTCTACACCCTTTATACCCAGTCTGAACCATTCCGGGAATCCGTGAATGAACTGGCATCACAGTTAATGGCCCTGGGCGAACTGGTCATGGGGATTTTGGCACCGCGATTTGAAGCGGCCTGGATAATCATATCTTCTGCAGTAGAATCAGCCGTTGATGTGATTGGCGGTGTTCTGGCCAATGTGGTTGGTGTGCTCGCTGATTTAATCGGATTTATTGTGAATGTTTTCACCGGGAACTGGGAAGCGGCCTGGCAAAATGTTGTAGACATCTTCCAGGGAATCTTTGATACTCTGGCAAGCATTGCGGCTGCCCCGCTTAACTTCATTATGGGCATGGTGGACAATATTTCCAGTAAAATCAGTTCTATCCACCTTCCGTCCCTACCTTTTGGTGGGGGTGGAGATGGCGGCGGGGACAATCCGGATACGAATGCCTTGGGGACTACCTACTTCCGGGGCGGGCAAACTATGGTCAATGAGAATGGCGGGGAACTCATTACTCTGCCATCTGGAAGCCAGATCATGCCGCACAAAGAACTGCTGCAGCTGATTAACAACGGCGGCAGAGGAGACAGGGTAACGGTCAACCTCTCTGTCCAGGGGAATGTGATTGGAAACCAGGAATATATGCGTCAAACCGGGGAATATATTGTTGCCCGGATCCGTGATGCTTTGCGGAACAGTTAGGGGGTGAAAAAATGAGCTTGCTAACTGACATCTTGCTGCAGTATACCGGATCTGCATACAGCGATCTGACCGCTGCTCTGCGCTCTCACATCAATATCGTACTGAAGGTTGACAATTCTATGGAAAGCGTCATTTTCCCAGTTGTTCCTGGGGACTTGCCGGATATAAACAGCCCACAGAACAATGAAACCTTTGAGGCTGTGACCGGTGACATCAATGTCATCGGTGCACCTAAGCTTCGCACTCTGTCCTTTTCAAGCATCTTCCCTGTGAATAAGAATTATCCTTTTATCCGTGCGCAAGCTACATACAGTAATGGATGGAGCTATGTGAACTGGATTGAAAAGCAGCGACGGTTGGGAATGGTATTTCGCTTGATGTTTGTAGAGACTTTTGGAGCGGTCAAATTTGATATGCTCTGTACCATCGACAATTTCGTCTATCATCAGGAAAAGAACAACGACATCAAGTTTCAGATTGATTTCCGGGAATACAAGAAGCCGCCGGTGAATATTGCTGCAAATCAGGCGTCTGAAGGGGTGATTGCATGAACAACTTCAAACTGACTTACTCCTACAACGGCACCACCAGGGATATCACTGGCATCACAAGCAACTACACCCGCGGGGATCAGATTGATCAGCTGGGCGAGGAATTCGACTTTGACCTGATCGATAATCCCCTGGATGTGAATAACCAGGGAAATCGACTGGAATTCGGTGGGAAAATCTGCTTTGAGAACAATGGCCAGGCAGTCTACACGGGAATCATCGAGGATGAATCCAGGGAAGGGATGTCTAAGTACAAATACAAAGCCTATGATTACGCATGGTTCCTGAATAAGGACCAGGTGTTTGTTCAGCTGGTTGACTGTACTGCCTCCGATGCCATTCGGAAGATCTGTGAACAGAAGAGCATCCAGATTGGCGAAATCGCTGAGATGAACACGGTCATCAACAAGGTCTACAACGGGGATGAAGTCTCCAAAGCGCTGAAAGACATCATTGCCCAGGAGACGGATGCCACCGGGGTGGAATACCGGATGGAAGTCAGGGTGGACAAACTGTATATCACGAAGCGGGATAACTTGAAGATCACAGCCACCTACCAGCTGGCACCCAATGAACAGCCCTTCGATATCACCAATGTGATTGGTGATTACCAGGCAGACAGCAGCGTGAAGGATATCGTCACGAAGGTTGTTGTCACATCTGGCAAGGAAAAGGATGTGGCCGTTGTGGCCACTGCTGAGAATGAGGATGCTGCCAAAGTCTATGGCGAAATTGTCCATTATGAAAAGGTTACGGACAAAGAGAAAGACGATGCTCAGAAGATTGCTGACAAGAAGTTAAAAGAGCTATGCAGGAAAAAGATCAGCAAGCGGCTGAAGCTTTTCGGATCCGATGAAGTCAGATCCGGCAGAGTGCTAACATTCAACAGCGAGGAACTGGGCCTGGTAGGGGACTTCCTTGTCCTTTCTGCCAACCACACCTATGACAACATCAATCATTTCATGACGCTGGAAATCCAGTCTACAAAAGACAATCAGGAAGGGGCGGTGTAAATGGCTGCTGATACGTGGGCCCAGGAGATGGCCAACCAGTTCAAAAAGCGGGACAATCCGAAGCCCATATCCAACTGCATCGGCCTGATCCTGCAGACTGGTGATGACTGGAAGGTCTCCATCCAGAACGGGGCCTACATTATCGACAGAAAGAACGGTTATATTTGCAGGCATATCCTGCAGCGGGGCAGTGACTTCACGATTGACAATGAAAGCCAATCCGGGAGCCTGACCACCGGAACCTGTTCCGGCGGCTATAATCATGGCGGCAGCAGCTATTCTACAGCGAACACTGCCACCGGGCATGTGACGCTGCATCCCATTGATGAATGGAAACGAGGGAACAAGGTCATGGTGGCTCCGACTGCTGACAACCAGCGGTTCTTCATTGTGGATATCATTGTTTAGGAGGTGCTAAGGTGTTTCCCTCCGACATCGATCTGAATGATTTAACGGCAGCGGTCTCTACTACTGACGCAAACAGCAGCAGTTCCGCGGCCACAACAGGGGCAACGGCTTTGGGCCGAAGTCCCTATTTCGATCACAAGAAAAAGGAATTTGTGTTCAACTCCGGGTTCAATAGGGAATGCTCTCTGACGGAAAGCATTCAGCAGCATATTAGGCTGTTCATTAACACAACCAAGAATAAATACGCCATCTATGACAAGTATTTTGGCGTAGATACCAATGGCCTGGTAGGGTATCGACTGCCCAGATCTGTGGCAATTGCTACCATCAAACAGCAGATTTCAGATGACCTGCTGAAAACCTGCCCGGTCATCAGGGAAACTAAAGACTGGACGTTCTCCGGGGAATCTGGGGTGTTCAGCTTCACGGCAGTCATGAATGACGGGGTAGAGGTGGTGATTTCAGAAAATGTATACGATTAACCAGATTCACAATACAATCCTCCAGGGTGTCCCTGATGACTACCAGAAGACGGAAGGCTTCCCCACCTATGACATTACCCGCGGCGTAGCTTTTGGGCAGTATCAGCTGTGGAAGAAAGCCTTCCTGGTAGAAGAAAAGCAGAACGTGGATAACCTGGAAGGCTCTGAGCTGGATGCATGGTGTGCCCAGCGCGTGGGGCTGACCCGGAACAGTGCCGTGAAAGCGAAAGCTGTCATGAAGATTGTTTCCGGCAGTGGCCGGATTGTAGCCGGGGACCTGTTTGAAACCGTTGACCGCATTCAGTTTGAATCTACGGAGACAAAGACTGTTTCCCAGGGTGATACCTTCAATGTCCAGGCTGTTGTCGCAGGAACCAGCGGGAATGTGGCTGCGGATACCATCACCCAGATTCCTGTGACCATCAACGGCATTGGCTCTGTGACCAATCCGGATCCGGCGGAAGGCGGCTATGCCGAAGAGACAGACGATGAATTCCGAAAGCGGTACTATGAGAAGCTACAGATCCCGGCAACCTGCGGGAACAAATATCACTACATTGCCTGGGCAAAAGCCGTTGACGGTGTAGGGAATGCCCGCGTGTTCCCCTGCTGGAATGGCCGGAATACCGTGAAGGTTGTCATCATCGGGAACGACAATAAGCCGGCTTCTGACAGCCTTGTAAAAGCTGTCCAGGATTATATCGATCCTGGCAAGACGGGCTACGGAGAAGGCCAGGCACCTGTCGGGGCTGTTTGTACGGTCAAGGCCGCAGATACGGTCTCTGTATCGGTCTCTGTATCGGTCTCTGTATCTTCCTCCGAAGATCTGGAAACCATCAAGGAAAATGTGACTAGTGCTATTGATGCCTACATCAGCTCTCAGGCATTTGCTGCCGTGGACAGCGCCACGGACTATATCAGCTATGCCCGGATTGGTGCGGCCATCATTGGAACCACGGGCGTCCTTGACTATGCAGACCTGCAGGTGAACGGCGGGACATCAAATATCGTCATCCCGAAGGAATCAGTGGCCGTGTTGGGTGGTGTGACCTATGCTGACTGATACCATGCTCCGGGCTCTCCATGCCTGGTACCGCAAGGACAAATGGGTCAAGGCCCTGTATGATGCCATGGATGCTGACATGAGCGGCGTTAATGGGAAACTGATGCAGGACTACTACAACCTGTTTTTTGACAAGCTGGATGAAGATGGCTGCAAGGTACTGGAAAAGGACATGGGCCTGGCTCCGGCCAAAGATGCCACCCTGGACATGCGCCGCAGTGATATTCAAATAAACTGGCTGGCCAAACAGTTTGCCTCCTTACCTGCCATTCAGCAGATCTGTGATGGAATCTACAACGGCAGCTGCACGGCAGAATATGACGGAGATGCAACTATCACTTATGCTATCCGTCACTACATGGAGCCGGCCCCCTACACGGATATCCTGGTGAAATCTGTGGACCGTATCAAGCCGGCTCACATCGACTACAAGTTCCGCTATGACTACAATGTCTGGCGGAATTACTACTATCCGTTGTTCTGGTCCAATGTGAAAGAAAAGAAATGGTCTGCAGAAGCCGGGATGGTATGGTCCGACAACTATTCCATCTGGCGCAACTGGTCCTATATGAAGACCAGGACATGGAAAGAAACCATGATTAAAGACGTTGACTGATAGGAGGAATGGAAAATGGCAACCAGAACAAGTTATCTCAAACTGATTAAACCTGGCTATGATGACGCTGCCGATGTCGCTGATCTGAATGCGAACATGGATACCATAGACAGCACCATCAAGACCATGGATGAAGACGGTCCGAAATCCCTGGCCACTCACAATGCGGCCGAAGATGCTCACACCAACCGGCTGTTCGTGTCGGAATCTTCCGGGAAACCGACTGCCATGGCAGACAAAGGAATCTGGATTGAACTGCTTGATGATTGAGGTGGTGCACTATGGTTGATGTCAAGAACAATGACATCCGAATGACCCGCGGGGACACGGCCATCCTGAATCTTTCCATCCAGAATGCTGACGGGACGCCTTATGAAATTACGTCTGATGATACGATCCTGCTGACGGTCAAGAAAAACACGACAGCAAAGGAAATCATCATTCAGAAGGCCGTGGCTGATAATAAGGTGACCATCACACCGAAGGAAACGGAGTCCCTGGAATATGGTCCGTACTGCTATGATGTTGAGCTGCGGCGCACTGATGGCTTTGTTGCTACCATCATCAGCCCGCATACTCTGACTTTGTGCGAAGAGGTGACGTTCTGATGGACAGACTCATTGGCACGATCAGCGCAGAGGGAACCCTGCAGGGCGTCCTGTCTGCAGTATGCAACCTGACCGGGAAAATCACGGTAGGCAAGTATGAACCAGCGTACGCGACTGCAGCGGACATTCTGGATCTGTTTGAAGGAGGAACATTAGATGGCAACTGACAAAATTGTAAGACTTAGCAACCTGAAGACCTTTCTGACGAGTCTGAAGGGACTCTTTGTGTCCAAGGAATCCGGAAAGGGCCTGAGCTCCAACGACTATACCACCGCTGAAAAAAGCAAGCTGTCCGGAATCGCTACAGGCGCAAATGCGTATGTTCTCCCGACCGCTTCCAGCACCGTTCTAGGGGGGTGAAGATTGGTAACAATTTAACAATCTCGAACGGGGTTGTATCTGCAGTGCAGGGCAAGGTAGGCCTGACACCTTACGCAAAGACCGCGGATATTGCCAGTACATACGCTAAAACGGCAGATCTTAGTCCTTATGCCAAAACGGCGGACATTTCCAGCACTTATGCGAAAAAGACGGATATCTCCACTGCCTTCAGGTACCGGGGCAGCGTCGATACCTACTCCGCCTTACCGACCAATGGCATGGCGGTGGGCGATGTGTACAATGTCACCGCTGCCGATGCCAGCCATGATATCAAGGCGGGGGACAACGTGGCCTGGAACGGGAACTCCTGGGATAACCTGTCCGGCGTGGTGGACCTGAGCGCTTATGCTAAATCGACTGATGTGGCAAGTGCCTACATGGCCAAAGCTGACTATCCGACTGCCACTGATGCGGACATCACAGCTCTTTTCTCCTAACGGAGGTGATGCCATATGAAAATGGTTAGCCTGACAGGGCTCAAAACGTTTTTGACAAAACTGAAATCAACCTTTGCCACTAAGACGGAAGTCAACCAAAAACAAGACAAACTGACTTTTGACAGTACCCCGACTTCCGGCAGTACAAACCCTGTGACCAGCGGTGGCGTCTACGATGCCCTGGGGCCGTCCCTTTTCCTGTCAGACCAGGATACAGGGGAATGGGTGGGAGTGCCAATTAGATCTAAATCCGGAATGGCCCTATCCGACACAGAGCCGTCTGACCATGATGTCATCTGGCTAAAAGAAGTATGAAAGGAGATAGATAATAATGAGCATTAAAAAATGCATCATGAACTATTTTGACAAGGCCACTAATGCCATGATTCCGTTCCATCCGCAGACGGAGAGTGCGGCCATCACCGACTGGCACGAATCCATCATCAGATCTCTGGCCAGTAAGGTGCTGCCAACGGTGGTGTCTGAGCTGACCACCGACTCGGTAATGGGCAAGCTCATGAAGCTGCTGCTGAATGCATCCGGAGTGAAGTACAATATCGCTCAAAACGGGTACATCTGTTTTGGTTCATTTTTTGGAAACCTAATAATACAGTGGGGACATGGATATCAAGGTGATGTTTACTACCCAGTCGCTTTCAATTTGCTCATCCCTCGCATTTTAACCC